ATCCACTGAGCATTAGCCCCACCAGGGTCAGTGTAATAAACATACATAGACCCATCAGTGGAATCCAACCACAGTTGCCCCTCATACCCAGTCGGTGCCGTAGCCGCAACCGTTACAGAAGGACCAGCAGCCGCAACCCACTGAGAGCTTGTGCCATCGTTGTAGTACAAGTAAAGTTCACCGTCATCAGAGTCCCACCACAAAGCCCCATCATCGGGAGTAGCAGGCGCTGTAGCCGAAACCGTAACACCGCCACCGCCAGAGGTGAACTCCTGCCAAGCCGCACCGTCATAATAGGTCAGCAGGTTAGTCCCAGTAAGGTAAGCAAACATCCCCTCAGAGGGTGACGTGATAGCCGCATCCCTGGCAGTCGTATCCGCGAACACCATCACTGATTGTTGCATCAAGTAAGTGTCTACATCCGATGCGGTGAGAACCTCACCTGCTTGAAAGTCTTTGAATCCTGCGCCAGCCATTTTGCTCCTAAAATGCTAAGTGGTTACTACCTAGTTTACCGAACAATGCGTCATCGAGTACCAAGAACGTGTAGTCAATTTCTGCAATACCAATTGTGATGTCGTGCCTAATTTGTTGAACCTGACTATCAAGCTTTATTACCTGACCATATTGCTGAATCGCATTACCAATACCGTTAGGTGTGAACTTGATAAGAACAACATCGCCAAGTTCCAAACCTAAAACAATCGCGCTGTCGGTAGGTGTCATGGTGTCCAAGTTCATAGACAGCGACTCGATGCGATATTCAGGGTCTTGATATTTGTCCAAAACAAAATTTGCAAGGTTTTGCAACTGACCCGTTGTGTCAACAAGGGTTTGTATTTCTTCTGCAACAACACCGTATGTCACTCGTGACCGCTCGCTGTTAGCATTTGCCGAACCAGCACTAGAAGTAACAGTTACATTGTTAACCAAAAGTTCGGTCCCGTAGTTTACAACTACAGATGTGTAAGAAATGCCGGTGCCATCGTCTGAAAAAGTCACCAAACTATCAGAACGTGGTGTTGCATCTCCCCTGTCTTGGAAAACAAGGTTGCCTTCTCGAGAGATAAAAAGGTTGCCCTGCTCTGACGTGTCTACCTTTTGCAGGTACTCTAAAACGTTGCCCTCAAAGACATCAGCGCCAAGGGTAGAATCGCCCACAGAGATGGTTCGCTTATCGTTGGGCCATTGGACCCCATTCATGTCCAAAACGGCGGTTACGCGGGCTCCTGTGGCTTGTGGGGTAGCAGTCCCAGGGGTAACCAACTGCCTTGCCAGGAATGTAAAGTCGTCAGAGGCAACAATTTCTGCTTTAGACGAGCCGCCGGGTGCATAATCGAAGTTCCAGTCGTCAATTGTGCCTTCGAACTGACGAATACCATCTGTGGTTACCCGAAGCCCCCGCCTTGGCACAATTTGCCTATAGTAAGGTCCGCCAGAATATAAAGGGTCAAAGGTTCGTTCTTCGTTATTCAGGACAACAGAAACTGCACCGGCAGAGAACCTATCGAGGTCTCGAGACTTGCCCCTGGCAATACCTATCTCTATCATCTTGTTGGTTATATCTGACCAAACAATGCCATCAAGCGTATAAACAGTGTTGTCTAGCACGCCAGCAATTGGGTCATCAAGAATAAAACCCGCAACAGACTGAAACTCGACAACGGTGGACACTATGCCCTCGCAAATACGGGGCCAGAGTGTCGCTCGTAACGCTTTATTTCTTGAATAATTTGCTCCCCGATACGCTGACCGTCAGAACCCATGCCAGCGTTCACCGTAATGTTGTAGGTCGAACCCATTTTCATGCCCGGCTTCAGCGGGACAACAGCCTCGTCATAGCGACCCTCACCAATGTTGGCAATAATGCCACCTGGTTGGCGCTTCACAATTCCACCCTCAGCCAATCTTGGCAAACTAAGGTTAGGTATTGTGGGGAGGTTGAACCCGATTGTTGCCGATGGAAGGTCACCAATAGCCGGGATTGTAAAACTCAGTCTGTTGATGCCACTGATAATTGTGTTGATGCCGTTGATGAAAAAGTTCACAAAGTTTTCCCACATGGAAATGTACCCATTGACCATAAACTTGAAAAAGTTGCCAATGTTTTCTAGAACGGTAAAGAAGCCATCTTTGAAACCAGTCCAACCATTACTCAAAAACTCCACGAATGAAGCCCACACTGCGGGGATGACCTCGCCGAACCACCACATAAACCCGTCCGCAATTGCAATTGCTGTTGTCAAAACAAAATCAGTAAACACCGCCCACGCCTTGCGACCCGTTTCTGTTTGGGTAAAGAAAAAGACAAGTGCCGCAACCACAGCCATGACCGCAATAATCAAAGCCCCAAGCGGGTTCGCGGCAATCGTAGCGTTGTAAATAAACATAGCAACTTGTCCAGCCATAACAGCCATGTTCCATAACTTGAAAACTGCTGTAGCCGCCGTAATACCGACAACAATTGACGTTAGGGCTTCGGCATTGTTTGCCAAAAACTCGGTCAAAAAAACCAACATGGGCAAGAATACGCCAAGGATGCCGACCAGACTTGGTAGCAATACCTCTGCCGTTTCAAAAAACAAAGCGGCAATACTAATCATCGCCGGAATGAGTGGTATCAAGGCACCAATCAGCCGAGGCAAGAACTCAAACAACTGCTGAATCACAGGAATGAGCAACTTGAATGAAAGAATGAGTTGTGCGCCAACCTGCTTGATGACCGGCTTCATGGCAGTAACAAGTCCGCCGAACGCCGGGGCAAGATGCGAACCCAACTCAATACCAACATCAACAATCTCGTCTTTCAAAAGCCCAAGTTGTGCGTTCAGGGTTTCTAGTTGCTTGCCGGCAACTTCCTCGGTGGTTCCCCCGGCTTTGCGAAGGTCTTTTTCGTACTGACGGATTGCCTCAGACTGACCCATGAGGCTCATGAGCGAACCCAGCGACCTGTCGGAGAACCCCAACTGCAACAAGGTTGCCTTTGCTGTCTCGTCAGACATCCCGGCAAGCGCGCCTTCCATGTCACCGATAACATCGGCAAGGTTGCGGAACTCACCAGCCTCGTCAAAGACCGCAATGCCCATCGCATGAAATTCGTCCTCAAACTTGATTGCCTTTGTGGAAAGGTCACGCAAAATAATTCCAAGTTGGCTACCGGCAAGTTCTGCCTTGATACCCTGGTCGGCAAAAGCGGCGAGAACTGCTACACCTTCTTCAACATCCTTGCCCAGAATCTTCAAAGCGGCACCGGCTTTAGTTGTCAATGCCGTAGAGAACTGCTCCACAGAAGCGTTAGCCAAAGTATTCGCCTTGACCAAAACATCCGAAACCCGAACCATATTCAAGGTGTTCTGTGCCGTATCGTCAACCGTCAAACCAAGAGCAGACTGAGCATCAGTCAGCAAGTCGGTGGCAAGCGCCATGTCGAACATACCTGCCTGGGCGAAAGAGGCGACCTTTGGCAAAGCCTCAATAGATGCCTTCGCAGACAAACCAGCAGATGCCAGGAAGAAGTAAGACTCAGCCGCTTGTTCAGCCGAGAACGTTGTGGTCTTAGCGACCTCACGAGCCGCATCTGACATATCGTTGCGTAGGGCATCGGAAACATTACCCATAATTGCAAGCGACTGGTTCATCGCCGAATCAAAGTCAGCAAATGCCTTTACGGAAACGGCACCGATAATTCCAACGGCGGCAACTGCACCAGCGGCAACCTTGCCAACGCCAGTAGCAAATCCTTTGAGTTGCTTTTCCGCCTTACGCAGACCCCTCGGGTCAGACTTGTATGTAATCGGCAGAACAATTGGTTTTACCATTAGAGACCCCTCCGGTTATATTGGAGAACAAATTTGTTAAGGATACCTATTGCTCCACCGACAGCCCGAGGTCTATGTTTTAGCCAAGACTTCCAGATAAAACGACCACCCCTGCCGACTAACGGGTAACGGTCCTGCAACACAGAAGTCATCTTGCGACCCCAAGGGGTAAGACCAGGTGTGCGAGAACCCGCTCTTTCGGTAATTGCAACCAACCTGTTGAAGCCTTTGGTCTCACCGGCAATTCCAATAACAGCAATCGCGCGACCATTTTTCGAGTTCGGGTTTGTTCTAATGCTTGCCTTTACCCTGCCCCACCGAGGAACCATGCCCGACATGGGAGCATCAGGAAAGTCGGCAACAATGCTAGAAGCCGGACCTTTCAAGACTCCTCGCAAATCCCTTGCCAATGCTTTCTTGACCTCCGCCGGGAGCCGGTCTAGGTTGCGCTGAACACGAGTAATGGTCGCTCGAGGAATGTCAATGCTAAGCGACACAGCCTCTTGACCAGGCATAATCTTATTAGACAAAGCAACTCCTTACGCTTCCAGTTTACCGCTTCCGTTGCGCCTGTTGCTCCTTTTGCGAACGATAAACCAAATAGCGATTCATTGTCCACAACATCCTCGGCTCTAACGACATCAACTCGTTAGGACCAATGCCTGTCTCGCACGCAAGCGAAGCAATCAACCAATGCATAGACTGGTCGCCGAGACCAACTATTTTTTTGCTTCAGCCGCCTGAACCATCTCGACAGACTCGAGCCACTTCTCGAACTCGTCCTTCGTATTGGCTGTTCGTTTTTCAACGTGCCATGCCAGGTACATAAGGTGAGTCAACTTGACGTTGTTCTGCAAGTTAGCCATCGAAATGTCGAACTTTTGTTCGAACGCAACAATGTCAACAGCCTTGCCAACAACGTCTCTAGTCGTGCCGTCTTCGTAAACAACTTGTAGGTTAAAGTTCATTATTGCCTAAGAAGTTGTCCGGGTAACAGCGCCGTCAACAGGCCATGTAACCGACATCGTTGCCAGGTCGCCGACAGAGTTAGCGAAAGGCTGAGTCTGGACAACAAGGCAGTTGAAGTCATACGAAGGGTTGGTGCCACTGACAGCGGCTGACGTTGGCTTGACAACCACTGCAACGTTAGTACCAAGAGCGGCAAACAAAGTTTCGTCAACCGAACCAGTAGCAAAGTCCTGGTGGAAGTCAAAGGTTGCTGAGGCATTACGCAGACCACCGATACGGGTCCGGTAAGTTGAACCGAAAGGAGTCGTCTCCTGTTCGTCCACCTCAATATCGAGCGAGACCGATGCAAGGGAAGAAGTAAAGTCCGTCCCGCCAATCGTAATCTGGTAATCAGTTGCCACAAACTTAGACACGTTTGCTCCTATTCTGCAAAAACATTTATCGAGAAGTCAGCAGACAAATAACTGACCTCCCCTAATGATACAGTACCAATGTTGCTCATATCCACGACACGGACATCAAAAGCATTTCCGCCTAATGTTTTATCTGACTCGATAGCGGTCTTGACACCATTGGTTGTGAAAGCGTAAGCATCAAGTTTCCGCTGTGCGGTCCTGTCGGAAGACCGACTTACAAACAGCGTCACAGTGAAGTTGTACTGTGTCAGACCTCCACCATATGCTTGGTCATAACTAACATTGTCCAACTGGACAACAGCCATCGGAACATTTATTTGGTCGGGTACGTCTACAGATGTGCGAAGACCGCTAATGGTTCCCAGGTTTGTAGCAATACCAGAACGAATGGACTGGATGCTCATGCCATCTGCAATCTGCGCCAGGGCGAAAGCATCTGCTCGATGTCGGGGTCAACCCTCGAGACACGCATTGGTCCGAAGTCACCGAAACCGGCAATCCCAAGTGGGGCATCGTATCGCTTGAATTGGCGCATGGAAGACAGGATGCAAGCCTGACGGACCGCCGTAGGGATAGAAGCAAAGCCCCAGTCGCCGGTAATCTGAATTGAAGCCTCGTAATAGTTTGAGTTCAAAACATCAAACACAGGGAAAAGGTAACTGCCAACAGCCCTAATTCTTGTGTATGGTTGTTCCAGCCCCGACACAAACCCGTTGAGCGGCTCTAGTTGGTAGTCATCCGCCGACCAAGTAACATCAAAAGTCCTGTCGCCGTTGGAGTCCGTTTTGAGCGCAGAGATGCTTTGAAGGTCGTCAATCTGAACCAGGAAGTTATCGGTTGGCAGGAACAATCTTGTCGCTGTTCCGAAGTTGTAAAACACTCGTTCGCAATATCCGTCAATCTCTCGGCTGGCAGACTCGATACCAATTTCTATTAGCGTGTCGTCCACTGTGTCGGTGATGCGAAGTGCCGCCTTGACATCCGCTAGGGAAGCGTAGCCGTTCGTTACAGTCATGTGTAAGCCTTTCCTGTTCTAGTTTACCCGACATCTGTATCGGTTTGCGGTGCAAAAACTTTTCTATTTTTTTCTAGCATAGGTTGACTTATGTCTGACCTAATGATAGGTTATTACTAACAAACCAACCGAAAGGAAAAACCAAAATGAACCTCGAAAACCTCACCGCCTCACAACTCGAAACCGCTATGAAGACTCGCCTCACCTGGATTGCAGAAGGCAACTACCGGGCTCTTTCTGAAATGGAAGATGACCGCAAGGCGCTTACCGAACTGGCTACCGCTTACGCAACCCTCACCACGTAAAGATACCCAAACCAAACGAAAGGAACCAAAAAAAATGATAACCCTTATCCCTGAAGAACTCGCAAACCAAAACCAGTTGATTGCCAAAATGAAAATGCTCGCAGATGTTGCTCTTGAAAATGGAGTAATTGACCACGAACAGTACGAACACATCACCACCTCAATCAAGGCAGTCAAACACGACTGGAATCGCTAGAAAGGAAACCAAAATGCCAAACACAACAATTACATTCACCGAAGAAGAAATGTCTGCCCTGTTGGAAATGATAAACATCACCGTAATGGACAAGGAAAGCCTTCTCGGTTTTGACGAGGAGTTCGGCGAAGGGAGTTGGGCGGAAATGTTTACCAGTGTAGACACCATCGTAGGGAAAATTACCATAGAGACAACAATCCAAAACCTGGTGGCATCAAACCCCGAGGTGAATAAAAGCCACATCCGCTCGCAAGTCAAAAAGCATTTCCAAAACAACTAAGGAAACCAAAAAATGGACAACATCCAAAACATCAAACTTTGGCTCAGCAACGACCAAGGACTCTACAACCGGCTCGTGGCATACGCGCGACACGCAGAACACCCCACCTACCTAGAGTTCGTCAACACAAACGACTTGGCGGGCTGGAATACCCCAGATGGTCACCCCTGGCTATCTGACCAGGTAACGAAGTCACTTGTTGACCTCAACTGGTTTGTGGCAGACCACGCCGACAACTAGGGGAAAGCAAAAAGGGAAGACCCCCTGGAACCTACAACCAGGGGGTCTTCGCTCTTAGGGTCAGACTATGCCTGAACCAAGTGCTTGACGTGACCAGCGTGAGTCAGTTTGCCATCAAAACGGTAAACGAAACGGTACGCGGTGACATCGTTGGCGAAGTAAGCATCGCTTGAAGTAGCAACCTCAAGTCCTGTCGTCACCAACTTGTAGCTTGGGAAGTGACCAAACAGCACTGTCTTCGCAGCGGTAGCAATATCTGCCATCGCTGGGTTTTCTGTGATGTCATAGCCGAGCAGACGGTCAGGTCCACCAACCTGTGGGTCATAAATGTATGCCCCGTTGCCATCCTTGAGCTTACGGATAGCGGCAATCGTGCTTCCGTTAGCCATGAAGCCAACACCAGGCAGACGGCGAACAGCGCCATCGGTGGAGTAAGCCAACTCAATGAGTTCATCGCCGGTAAGCACGGTTGCGGATGCGGCAGTTACACCAAGACCGGAAGCAACAACAACGCCCTCGGTCTCACTCGAACCCGAACCAGTCGTTGCGAGAGCGTTGACCTGGGTACCAATTGCGTTACCAGCCTGCTCAGCAATCGTTGCCTGGATGTTGAATCCGGCATCGTCAAGCAGTTCGTTCGCAATTTTCACGATGAAAGCCTGCTTGTAAGGCTGAAGCAGAACCGAAGCAAACGTTGGCTCCGAGTCTCCAATTGCTCCACCCTCGGCTACCTGAGCGGCGCTAGAGTAAGCGGTCATGGTTGGGATGCGGAGGTCATTACCAGACGAACGCTGGATAACGTCAGCAACATCGAGCATGGGTCCAACCTGACGAGCGAGCAGGTAAACCTGGCTCAGAAAGTCAACGGGGACAGTGTTTGCGGAACCAACAAGAGTGGCTCGCTTTTCTGCGTTGGGCATGAACTCGTGTGAGCGAACCTCGCCACGCGAAAGGGCGCGGAAGATTTCTGCATCGTCACGAGACTCAACGGTGGGTACAAATTCACGAGAGGCTTCAGAAGCCTGTGCTTTGCGTTCCTCGTTGCGACTTGCAACCTGGATTGCTTCGTCAGCGCTACGGATGTCGCCTTCGATGCGGTCAATTTTTTGGAGTTCAGCAGAATCAAGCCCGCGACCCTCAGTTTCAGCAGACTCGATTACGTCTCTAATCTGCTCGGTGAGGTTGGCGCGAAGTTCCTGCTGAGACTTAACGAACTCAGACATTTTGCTCCTTTAGTGATATGGATAGTGTTTCGTGGCGGTTCCGCTCAACGACTACGGACGGCAGAGGTTGACTCACAATTCCGTCACTCCTAGTGTACCGGATTGTTATGCTATCTTTGGTTAGGTACTTCTCCCCTTCGTACCTTCTGAGGACCCCGGCAGTTTTTCGTTTCTGCCGGGGTCTTTTCTTTTTCGTGGCTTTACCTCTATTTGACTTTCGTCATACCTAATGATAGGTTGGTATCAACCAAACAGAAAGGAACCAAAAAAATGACTAACTTCATTCCATTCAAACTAAACCGAGAACCACTGACCGACCACCGCTCGCAAATCGCTCGCGATGAAGCAATGGAGTCACTTGCGGTTGCCATCGAAGCAGACAACAAAAAGGCAATCAAGTTCTTCTTTGACTTCATCGCCTTTCTTGATGGCAAAGATTACTAAACCAAAACGAAGGGAAACGAAAAAATGACAACCAACCAGCAACTAGAAAACCTCTGGTTCACACTGGCAACAGTATGGGTCAAAGAATACGATGCCGATGGCGAACACCTATTCACCCTCAGCAAATCATTCTCCACCTTAGAGCAGGCGGCGGAATACGCAACCGAATACCACAAGGGGCGACTTGCCCACCCAGGCGGGTCATACGAACTCGCCTTCACCAGAAAGTAGAGGAACAAAAAATGCTAACAATGCTAACAATGCCGGCAATCGTTCGGCTTTCTCAACTGCCACCACTAGGCAAGACCGATGGGGTCAAAGGTGACCTAGATGCGCTCACGTTCACAATGGGCGACGCCGGTTGGGTTTTGTGGGAGTGGGATTCTGAGACCAAGGTTGGCTTCGGACTGTGTGACCTCGGGCTTGGTTTCCCTGAGATTGGCTATGTGAACCTAGATGAAGTTGTAGAAGCATCACGCAATCTTGGTTTAGAGTTGTGGTGTCACTTCGACATCAATGGTCGGTTTGCAGGATACGAAATCCTCTCACTAGAGGTACCCGTTTGGCTGGTTACCTAACGGTTTGGCTAGTGAGCAAGGAGCCCCGGCAGGTACCTTTCCCGCCGGGGTTTTTCTCGTAAAAAAAGTTGCAGAAAGTTCCTAGCATAGGTTGACTTATGTCCGACATTAGTATAAGTTAGTACTAACAAACCAACCGAAAGGAAACCAGAAAAATGAGAACCTACACAGAGGCAGTAACCGAAGAATACAACTGGATTACCAAAAGCAAGAACAAAATGTTTGACGAGGCATATGCATCCGGCAAGGCACTAGACACCGAACTGCGCGACCTTTTCAACCTCGCATCATTTTTGCACTCGGAACTTTACCGACACGGAAAGTTTGCCGACAACTTCTTTCACATCATGGAAGAACTCAAATCGGTTCTGGGTGACTACCAGAGGGCAATCAGAGGCGAACAACTGCCAGCCCACATCCAAGAACTGGTTGCCGAAGAACGCAAGGGCTTGGGCTTCCGCTACTAGAACGAAATGGAGAACCCCCCGGCAATCACACCGGGGGGTTTTTCCTAGCGAGTCTCCGCTGAGTGGGTCACTCGTTTCTCTTTGCTGGGCTGGACTGCCGGAGCATCCAACGCAACAACCGCGCGAGCCATTTCATCTGCCAGGGCTTTGACGGAACCGCTATCTGGGTTCCCTGCAACCTTCAAGATTGCTTCGCGTACCTGTTCAACCGATGCCATTAGTAACCTTTCAGTAGTTCTAGTTTCTTTTTCTTTAGAGCCAACATATCCAACGAGAGAGGGTCTACCTCTGCCGGGGCTTCCTCTGGTCCCAGAATGTCAAGGACACGACTGATTAGTTCTTTATCATCGGCGCTAATTTCCTCACCGTTGTCAAGTTTCAGCAACGCATCCGCAAGAACATCTCCGTCAACATTGGCTCGCTGGGCAACCTTGTCCAAACCACGAACCGAGGTTGTGCCTGCCGTTGATGTATAGGCAGGGAAGGCAACAATGCTTACCTCATGGAGTTTGACCTCCCGCAAGGTTCTCTCCGTTCCGCTTTCGTTCCATTCGTCTCCGCCTTTGGGCACAGAAAAACCGAACGACATTGAGTCTACGTCCCCGCGCCTCAGCAGTTCAGCGGCATCACGACCAGTGGTGGTGTTTGGCAAGTCGGCGGAAACCCTAAGACCTCGGTCATCCTCAACAAGGCGAAGTGTCCCTGCTCGCTTTGAGCCAAGCACATCACCCGTGTCGTGGTTCCACAACAACTTTATTTCGTTACGGGTTTTCAGTGACCGCACGAAAGCCCCAGGAGCAATTCGTTCGGTGAATGGTAGAGGTTCGCTGGGCTGGTCAAACATAGCCGCGTAACCCTCAAAGGTCATGCCACCATCTTCGGCTTCCCTGACCTCAAAGTTTGCAACGTTCATGCGGGTTTCAAGTTTTCGCACAGATGCGCCTTTCGTTCTGCCCTCATTGTCTGCTTCTATTCTAGCAACCACACCATCAGCATATGCCAGCGTTCGCTTTGCCGAGTCTTTGGATGGACCGGAACCCCACAACAGGTTGGCAACAACACCAGGCGAAGGGTAGTTTTCGTGCGCTGGGTCAGCAGATGGTGAATCCAGGTCAACCAAGTGTCGCGCAATCCATGCTCTAAGCCTCACCCATTTGTCGGCTGTGACATTACCGGATGCCATAGCCCTTGCCTCACGAATGGTTCTTTCCACAAGACCATCGCCACCCAAACCTTCACTGTAGTATTCCAGCCCTCGTCTAGCGGCGGCTCTCATGTAGGCGGGTGGGTCAAGGTTGACCGCGCGAACTTCAGAACGCAGAGAGTCAATCTTGGTCAGAGTAGAGAAGCGGTGCCCAACAAGGGTGTCCGATGCCTCATAGCCATCTTCGCCCTCACGCCAAACCCGAATAAGAGCCGCTGGGTCATCCTCGGTTCCGTTGATTGTGAATGATGAACCCGGAACATCTATTTGCCCATCCCGCTCAATCTTCTCAATCTGACCCCTGGCTCGACCACCTGAAGAATCCCAAGAAACAAAGTCGTTCACATTCAAAGCATCCGGTTCCGCTCGGTCCTCGCCTTTCGGCTTCCAAGCATTACAGTATTGTCCCCCGGCAACATAGTCGTCCCACTTTTCACAGTAGGCGCGACCTTCCTCGTCAACTTTTTCCTCGTTGAAAAACATACAGTTACCACAAGCACGACCCTCAGGCACATCCTCAGATGTTGCTGGACGAAAGTTGTCCGGTAGTTCTCTTGTATCAGTCATTAGGTGACCTTATCGCTGTAAACGGAATCAGGGTCAATTGGGTCAATCTGTGACACCGGCTGTAATTGTGTCGAAGGCAACCCAATGTGCGGAATCTCTGGCAGGTCAAGACTGGACAAAACAACTGCTGGGTCAAACCCAACCATAACCAACGACTTTGCCATCTCCACACGCTCGCGTTGAGCCTTTACGTGGGACTCTGTAAGGTCAACATTCGCCAGGGGAACCCTCACGACATCGGCAGACTTATCGCCCATTGGGGCAAGGTCTTCCAAGCGCCGAACATCGTTGATTGTCAAGAAACCAGATTGCAACCCTGTGCTATACGCGCTCATGCGGGACTGAATATCAGCCCTCAGCAAACCATCAAGGTTGAACTTCAGGAAAGCATCTTTCCCGCCAGAAGACCGAGCCAGCAAAGGTGTAAGAGCAGACTCGATTTTGGTGATGATAGGTCGCAACCCGTGCGTGACCCATGCAAGGTTCGTTTGCTCGACTGAGGCGTAAGAGTTTGTGCCAGGCAAAGCCAAAAGGTGAGGTGGAACATTGAACGCGCGGGCAATATCCTCAACCGCCAAATGCCTTGCCTCGATAGCCTGCGACTGTTGTGGGTCAATCTGTGTGGTTTTGAAGCTTGCGCCCCCGGTGAGAACACCAGTCTTGTGACCCTTGCGCCAGCCCTTGTGTCGGTTATCAAAACCATTTGCTAGGTTCTGTGCTTGCTCCGCAGTAAGGTTGCCGGGGAACTCAATGACACCGGAAAGGTTTGTGCCTGACCCAAAGAAAGTTGCCGCAAACTTTTCAAGCGCCATCGCCAAGCCAAAGTTTTCTTTCAATGCCTTTACCCGAGAAACGCCACGAATGTCGCCAGCCCTCAGAACATCAGGAATAAAGACAACTTCATCGCTGGTCAGCGGCTTGTCTTCGCCTTCTACCGCGAACATTAGCCGACCAAGACCATTCCGCTGTATCGTCACGTGCAAAGGGTTCAACACAACAAGGTTGATTACCTTCCCTCGAGGGTTTGAAAAAACCCGAATAAAGGAGTTGCCCTCAAGTAGCAGTGACGTGATTACGGCAGAGTAAAATGCTTCTCGTGGGATGTCTACATCTGGCTGGTCAACCCATGCTGGCTTAGGTCGGAATGGTGACCTTGTTT